GAGTACGCAAACGACTGAAGGAACGGGTTTTCATAAACCTTAGTATTTCAGGAGACAAACTCATGAACACCCTTAATCTCATCCGTAATCAGATCAAGAAGCAAGCAGCACTTCACGATGCTCAGATTGCTGTCACCTCTTACCGTGGTGTCCGCTATGAGTGTCAGCAAGGTGCTGAAGAAGTACATGGTACTTTCTGCTACAGAGGTCACACTTATAATAAGTGATATGGAGAACTATCGATATCATTCAAAAGATATGGATAGTGATAGCAGACCACCTAGTTGTTATCAACTCAAATATAGAGGAGTAACATACTGGTCCTGCTATCGGATGCACTTACACGAATACTTCGAGGGACTACTTAAAGTAGAACCAAGTAACAGGAGGGCATAGACGCCCTCCTTTTTTTATGCTATAATTGTGACATCTGTAACCTACCTATGGATAGAGAAAAACTGAAACTTATCGTCAAGAACCTCAAGTCTTTGACAAATGCATTAGAGAGCGAAGTATACTCTGATGTTGATGCTTACAAATCAGATGTAGGCAACCCCAACTTTGGATTTTATCAAGGACGTGATGACGATGACGGATATGCAGACTGACTGGCGCTATTCTGAGGAAAAACTAAAGCTACGTGCTGATTGTTTGAACATTCTGATGAAGAGGTTCGGTCATCAAATGGATGGCGTCGTTCCTAAGTATTCTAGTCAGTCGATATACGAGTGTGCCCATGACTGGGTAAGTCAGGGGCATAACATTACTTCAGGAATTGTTGCATATTATCAAGCATACTATGACCCGACTAAAAGACCAAATTCGTTTAGCGAAGAAAGCACTAAAGGAAGCAAAGAAGAACCCTAACTTATACACAGAAGAAGAACTGTTGTATATGGCAATGGCACTCAAACGTGCTAAAATAGCACTGAAAGTAAAACAACTACGACGCAAACAGGAGAAAGGATTTAGCAATGAACTCAGTGAAATTGGTGACGGTAACTCCAGACGCAGAGAAGACGATGGGGTACGTAGCGAGGGTGAGCAACCCGAACAACCAGGACAACCCTAAGGTTGCTGGTCTGCTAGCATATTGCATCAAACATAACCACTGGTCTGTGTTTGAGCAGGCACACATGACCTTAGAGATTGAGACCACTCGTGGTATCGCAGCTCAAATTTTGAGGCACCGTTCGTTCACCTTCCAAGAGTTTTCTCAGCGGTATGCTGACAGTTCTATGTTGGCAGATGAGATCCCTCTGTTTGATCTTCGTTCCCAAGATCATAAGAACCGCCAGAACTCTATCGATGATGTTGATCCTTTCTTGAAGCAAGAACTTGAGATCACCATCAAGAGACACTTCCAGAGTGCCATGGACATCTACAAGCACATGCTTGAAATGGGAATTGCAAAGGAGTGTGCTCGTTTTGTGCTTCCCCTAGCAGTTCCCACCAGGATTTACATGACGGGATCAGTTCGTTCATGGATCCACTACATCGAATTGCGTTCCGCTAATGGTACGCAGAAAGAACACATGGACATCGCACTAGATGCTAAGCGTGTGTTCGCAGAACAGTTCCCTATTTGTGCAGAGGCACTTGAATGGTTATGAAAACACTTACACTAGAAGACTATCAAAAAGCAGGAGAAACTTTTTGGCCTAAGTATTGGTATGTTGCCAAAGAACTTGGGGAGGATGCCAAACCTGAGCAAGTCCTCAAAGTTATGGAAGCGATTGGGGGAGTTGCACTTAAAGTTGCACTCACGGATAAACTACCACCGTTTGGATTCAATAAGGAGAAAAAAGATGCCGACGTATCCAGTTAAAAACTTAAAGACTGGCGAGACTAAAGAGATGACCATGACGGTCGCTGAATATGTTGCCTGGAAAGAAGAGAACCCTGACTGGGATAAAGACTGGTCTCAGGGTTGTGCTAGTTCTGGAGAGACTGGTGATTGGCGCGACAAGATGGGTAAATCTCATCCTGGTTGGGCAGACATCATGAAGAACAAAATCGTCCCTCAAGCAGCACTCGGAAACAACCGTAGTATCACACAAAAATATCGTTACTGATTATGCCAGCAAGAAAGAAGACTACTAAAGCACCTGGAGATGGTATGACTGCGAAGCAACGCAAGCGTCGTAAACCTATCAGCGAAGACTACATGCTTCCCATTGAACCACTGACTGACAATCAGAAGGTGATGTTTGATGCCTGGGATGAAGGCAAGATGATCTATGCCTATGGTGTAGCAGGTACAGGTAAGACATTCGTCGCACTGTACAAAGCACTGAAGGATGTACTCAATGAGTACACACCATATGAAAAGATTTATATCGTCCGTTCTCTAGTTGCTACTAGGGAGATTGGTTTCCTTCCTGGCGACCATGAAGATAAGTCTTCTCTCTATCAGATACCATACAAGAACATGGTTCAGTCCATGTTTGAGATGCCAGATGATAACTCATACGAAATGCTGTATGATAATCTGAAGCAACAGGAAACTGTATCGTTCTGGTCTACTAGTTTCATCCGTGGTACTACTCTTGATAACTCTATCGTTATCATTGATGAGTGCCAGAACCTGAACTTCCACGAACTGGATAGTATCATCACTCGTGTTGGACAAGACAGTAAGATTGTATTCTGTGGTGATGCAGCACAGACTGACTTGCAAAAGATCAGTGAGCGTACTGGCATCATTGACTTCCAACGCATCCTCCAGAACATGCCCGAGTTCCAACTTGTAGAGTTTGGTATCGAAGACATCGTTCGTTCTGGTCTAGTCAAGTCTTACCTCATCAACAAAATTAATCTGGGTCTATGAAGTTGTTTAATCATGTAGGTGAGATTGAACCTATTGAAATGTCTGCTGAGATGGTGGATGGCAAACGCATGTACCTGACACCAGAAGGTTTCAAGTTCCCGTCTGTCACCACAGTGATTAGCAACAACAAAGAAAAGATGGCGGGCATCGCTAGGTGGCGAGCCCGTGTTGGCGAGGCAAAAGCAAATGCTAAATCCGCTCGTGCTACTGGTCGAGGCACAAAGTATCATTCTATTGCTGAAGATTACTTCAACAATAATCTAGACCTGAAGAAGTATAGTAAGTTTCCACTCCCTGTTTTGATGTTCCATCACAGCAGGGATGTTCTGGACCGTATAAATAATATCTACTTACAAGAAGCAGCACTCTACTCCAAACATTTGGAGTTAGCAGGGCGTGTAGATTGTATTGCTGAGTTCGACGGAGTGCTGTCTATCATTGATTTCAAGACAGCAGAAGAACCTAAGCGTGAGAAATATCTTTACGACTACTTCGTTCAGGAAACTGCATACGCATGTATGCTTCAGGAAAATTATGGGTTGAGTGTAAAGCAACTCGTAACTATCGTTGCTTGTGAAAACGGAGAGACTCAAGTCGTGGTGCATCCACCAAAGAAAGAATTCTTTATGAAACTAATGAGTTACATCGACGAATACCAAGAACGATATGGACAAAAAACAATTGTTAGAGGATAAGTTTATGACCGCTGCGAAATTCTCGCAGGAAGTGGAGAAGATTGCATTGCACAATCCAGACATGAATTATATTGATTCGGTTATCCACTATTGCGAAGTGAATGAAATTGAGATAGATAGTGTAAGTAAGTTGATTAGCAAACCTCTGAAGGAAAAACTCCGTCACGAGGCACAGCAACTCAACTTTATGAAGAAGACCAGTCGTGCCAAGTTGATGCTAGTATGAGTTTTTTCCAGTCCGATATAGTTAGAGGTGACATCCAAGAGATGTTAGAACTACAGCAGTTCTGTTTCAGATCTGCTATGAACTTTGTCCTCTTGGATCCCGAGAGGAAGATGCAATACTTTGAAGCTCTAGAGACACTGATTACGAAGCAAAAGATTTTCTATGCACGTATCAAATTAAGTGACGATCCTGAAGCAAAGTCTGTCCTTGAGACGATGAAGCAAGGTGTTGTCATGCTAGGTGCTACACCCGACACACCTATCGAACAGATGTTCGATGAACTGTTGGAAAAAGTCCAGATGATGAAGGACAAACTTGAAAGTGGCACAGAGGGTTGACGCCCGACTCTGTGCCTGTTATTATGACTGAGTGATAGGGCATCACACAAACCAAATCCAAACTAATCCGAGGTAATCCGAATGTCATTCGCAGATCTGAAGCGTAAATCCCAGAACAACTTTGACTTCCTCCAGAAGGAACTTGAAAAGTCATCCAGCAATAAGAATGTTGATGATCGTTTCTGGAAACCAGAGGTTGACGCTTCTGGCAACGGGTATGCTGTTATCCGTTTCCTCCCCGCCCCTGAAGGTGAGACTATCCCCTGGGCAAAACTGTACTCCCATGC